AGGACGGTAGATATCAAGCCCGATTTACAGATAGGTTCGGGAAGCGTAGATGCGTATACGGGATAACTTTAAAAGAAGTTAAAAATGCATTAATGAGTGAAGTTGTAGATAATTACAGTAAGAATAATGTAGTAGACTCCAATATGACTTTGGATCAGTGGTATGAAAAGTGGATGAGGGTATATAAAGAACCTGTTCTGAAGCCAAGTACAATTAGAATATATATACGTACATACCATTGCTATATAAAACCTGTGCTAGGCAGATTGCCATTGTCATCAATTACTAAATTGATGGTAACAGATTTACTTAATGGGCTGGGTAAAAGGTTACATAAAAGCACAGTCAATAATATACGTACAGTTTTGTGCGATTTATTCTCTTATGCTATGGATAATGATTTATGTACTAAAAACCCGGCAAAAGGCATAAAAATAATCGGAACTGACAAAAGAAAAATCGTTACCTTATCCCGTGAGGATCAAAGAGATTTCTTCTTTATGGCGAAAGGATGCTTCTATTATAATCTATATGTTGTCGCAGTTAATACAGGACTTCGCTCAGGAGAATTGAGAGCGCTTACTTTAGATGATATTGATTTTGAAAATAATACTATAAATGTTACTAAAACTTTAACTTATTTTAGAAAATCTTCAAAAGATGATTTTTTAGGATACAAAATCAGCATACCAAAAACTAAATCCAGTATAAGAACCGTACCGATGAATTCCATATGTAGAAAAGCAATTGAAGATCAAGTACAGCAGCTCAATACATTGCCACCGATTGATTATGACTCTGACGTTCTTGGCAAACTCCTTTTCGTGACAAGAAATAATAGACCCTTGATGGATGAAGTACTTGGTAGTTCGATACGTACAGTAAGAAATAATGTTAATAAAATTAGAGCATCTCAAAATCAGCCTTTGATGCCAAAATTTAGTGCGCATACATTTAGACACACATTTGCTACACGCTGTTTTGAGGCAGGAATCCCACCAAAGACAGTACAATCATATCTTGGACATACAAATATTCAGATGACCATGGATATCTATACAGAAGTTTTAAGTGATAAAAAAATGAGTGACATTAAGTTGTTAGAAAGTACGATGAACGATATAAATACGTGCAGAGCATTCCAAAAAATCAGCTAATTATAGAATGGTGTAAAAATGGTGTAAAATCAGTATTAGCACATTAAAACCATTGATTTTACAGGGATTTATAAACGACTTATAGAAAAATATAAGCATTTCCATGAGGAACATGAAACTAAATAATGCAGCCATTTCCAGAAAGGTCATTGAGAAGAAGATAATATTCTTTTCAATGATCTTTTTTGTTTTGATATTGCTATTAAATTAACAACC